CCTCCGAAGAAAGCTCTAAGGGCAAAAGTTGTCATTTTTTTGCGGAAAGGAGGGCCGGGATGGCAAAGAAGAAGCTGAGCTATGACGAAATCATGGAACTTGCTGAGCGGTACGGCGTGAAGGACAATGTTCTTTTTGTATCCGCTGCGGAACGGTATACGGGGCAGATGGAAATCATTCGGAAGATCCAGGCGGATCTGAATGAGCGCGGTCTTTTGATTGAGTCGGTCGGCTCTCAGGGGCAGACAAAGATTGAATCAAATCCCATGGCGGTGCAGCTGCCCAAATATAACGACACGGCGAATAAGACGCTTGGTGTAATGCTGGATATTATACAGCGTCTTGGTACGGCAGCGCCGACGGGGGATAAGTTGGGTGAGTTCCTGAATGAATGAGAACTGGATCCTGCGCTACTACCAGATGATCGAAGACGGGTCCGTGACGGTTGGTCACTGGATCCGTTTACTTTATGAAAAGATCATCGCGGACCTGGAAGCAAAGGAATACTTCTTCGACCAGAAGAAGGCCAACCGAGCCATCCGGTTTTTTGAGAAGTTCTGCCATCATTCGAAGGGCAGACTGGCGCCGAAGCTGGTGAAGCTGGAGATCTGGCAGAAGGCGCTGCTGTCCTGCGTGTTCGGCCTGGTGGATGATCATGGGCTTCGGATTTACCGGGAAGTGTTTGTCGTGATGGGGCGGAAATGCGGGAAATCGCTTCTGGCGTCCGGAATCGCGGAGTATATGGCGTATGCGGACGGCGAGCACGGGGCGGACTGCTTCTTTCTGGCTCCGAAGCTGGAACAGGCGGATATCGTGTTCAATGACTTCTGGCAATCCATCAGCGCGGAGCCGGATCTGATGAAGATCACGAAGAAGCGGAAGATGGATATCTACATCGAGAGCACGAACACATCCATCCGGAAGGTGGCTTTTTCGGAGAAGAAGAGCGACGGATTCAACCCGCATCTGACCGTGTGCGACGAGGTGGCCGCGTGGCAGGGGGAACAGGGCATTAAGCAGTACAGCGTGATGACCTCCGCCCTGGGATCGCGGGAACAGCCCATGATCCTGAGCATCACAACGGCGAACTACATCAACGAAGGGATCTATGACGAACTGTTCCGGCGGGCGACAGGGTTCCTGAACGGGAACAGCCGGGAGAAGCGGCTGCTGCCATTCATTTACCAGATAGACAACCTGGAGAAGTGGAACGACCTGAGCGAGCTGCAGAAGAGCATCCCGAATCTGGGCGTGAGCGTCTCCGCGAACTACATTCTGGATGAAATCGCCAAAGCGGAGGAAAGCCTGGCGAACCGGGCGGAGTTCATGACGAAGTTCTGCTGCATTAAGCAGAACAGCAGCACAGCATGGATCAGCACGGCCACCGTGAAAAAGGTGTTCAACCTGGACGCCGGCGGGAACGCCTTCACGCTGGAGGACTTCCGCGGGTGTTACGCTCTGGGTGGGATTGACCTTTCCCAGACGACCGACCTGACGGCCTGCTGCGTGCTGATCCAGAAAAACGGCATCGTGTACTTCTTCACGCAGTTCTTCCTGCCGAAGGAGAAGGTGGAGGAAGCGACCGCGCGGGACGGGCTTCCCTACCGGACCTACATCCAGCGCGGTCTTTTGATCGAGAGCGGGGAAAACTTCGTGGACTATAACGATTGCTTCAACTGGTTCCGGGATCTGATCGAGAAGTACGAAATCTACGTGCTGCAGATCGGGATTGACCGGTACTGCGCGCAGTATCTGCAGGGGCAGCTGGAGAGCTACGGGTTCCACTGCGACACGGTTTTCCAGGGCACCAACCTGACCGGGGTGATCAACACCACAGAGGGCATGCTAAAGGACGGAACGCTGCAGTGCGGCAACGATAACGACCTGATGAAGGTGCACCTGCTGGACGCGGCGCTGAAGACCGAGGCAGAGACCAACCGGAAGAAGCTGATTAAGATCAGCAAGAACGCCCATGTGGACGGCGTGGCGTGCCTGCTGGATGCCATGTGCATGCGGGCGGTGAACTGGGAAGAGATGCAGGAAAGGCTGATCAACAGCTGATCGGAGGGTTGACCATGGGACTGTTTGACAAGATTTTCGGGAAGCGGCCGCGGGATACGGTGAACGCGGACGGGTATTTCAAGACCCTGACGGCGTATCAGCCGGTGTTCACGAGCTGGGGCGGAAAGCTGTATGAGAGCGAGCTGATCCGGGCCGCGATTGACACCATCGCACGGCACGCGTCGAAGCTGGTGCTGGATGTGCAGGGCACAGCGTCGCCGAAGCTGCGGACGCGGCTGAAGGCCGGGCCGAATGAGTGGATGACCTACAGTCAGTTCCTGTACCGGCTGGCCACCATCCGCGAGATGCAGAACAATGCATTCATCGTGCCGGTGCTGGGCGACGATCCGGACGACCTGCACGACATCCGCGGATACTTCCCGATCCTGCCCAGCCAGACGTCCGTCCTGGATGTGGACGGGGAGCCGTGGTTTGAATACCGCTTCAGCAACGGGCAGAAGGGATATATCGAGATGCGGCGCTGCGGCGTGCTGAACCGGTTCCAGTATGAGGATGACATCTTCGGGGATGACAACCACGCGCTGCGGGGCACGATGGATCTGATCGGCATGCAGCAGCAGGGCATCAAGGAAGGGATCAAGAACAGCGCGACCTTCCGCTTCATGGCCAGGCTGACCAACTTCACGAAGCCGGAGGATCTGGCGAAGGAGCGGGAGCGGTTCAACCGGGAGAACCTGCAGGGCGAGAGCGGCGGGCTGCTGCTGTTCCCGAATCAGTACGCTGACGCAAAGCAGATTGACCAGAAGCCCTTTGTGGTGGACGCGGATCAGATGAAGATGATCCAGGAGAACGTTTTCAACTACTTCGGCGTCAACATGGACGTCATCCAGAACAAGGCCGTCGGCGACAGCTGGGCGGCTTTTTATGATGGCAAGCTGGAACCGCTTGCGGTGCAGCTGAGCGAGGCGCTGACCAGGATGACCTTCAGCCGGCGGGAGATTGCGCTGGGGAACATGATCACCGTGACCAGCAACCGTCTGCAGTACGCCAGCACGGTGGAGAAGCTGAACGTGTCCGCCCAGATGGCAGACCGGGGCATTATGAACCGGAACGAGATCCGGGAGATCTGGGGACTTCCGCCCATTGAGGGCGGGGATCAGTTCCTGGTCCGCGGGGAATATAAGGATCCGGATCAGGACGCCGCGTCGGCGGATGCGCTGCCGGGAATGCCGGCGGAGCCGCTGACCATTCCGCCCGGGTCGGAGACGACAGAAACGGATCCGGCGGCGCCGTGACAGGCGAAAAGCGGGCGAATTTCGGTCTGAAAAAGATCACCCTGGCGCGGATCCGCGCGAGGGGGACGGAAAAGAGGGTGAAAACATGCCGAAGAGCAGAGAGCGCGAATACCGGACTATGGCCGTCATGGCTGTGGCCAGGGACGCGGAGAGCGCAGAAGAGGGCGCGGAAAAGAGCTACCGGGTGAAGGGTTACGCCACCACGTTCAATGAGCCTTATGAGCTTTTCGAGGATCTGGACGGCAAGAAATACTTCGAGCAAGTGGATCCGGCGGCTTTCGACGGGGCGGACATGAGCGACGTGATCCTTCAGTACGATCACGCCGGGATGGTGTACGCCAGGAACCGGAACGGAAGCCTGAAGCTGACGGTGGACGATCACGGGCTGCTGGTGGAGGCCGACCTGGGGCTGACACAGGACAGCCGGAAGCTGTACGAGGCCATCGAGACGGGCCTGGTGGACCAGATGAGCTTCTGCTTCACGATTGAAGACCAGAAGCGGGACAGGGAGACGAACACGTGGACCATCACGAAGATCGGGAAGGTCTACGATGTGAGCGCGGTTTCAATCCCCGCTAATCCGGGGACGGAAATATCAGCGGCGCGGATGAAGGCGCTGGACGGAGAGATCCAGCGGGAGCGGGCGGAGCGACTCGCGGAGGAAGCGCGGCAGAAGAGAATCAGGATCCTGAAGCTGAGAGCCAGGATCGCGGAAGGGAGACGGCACGATGGATTTTAACCTGGACGAAATGAGCGTGGATCAGCTAAACGAGCTGCTGGCCGCTGTGCAGGCGAAGCTTGCCCAGATGGAAGCGCCGGAAGGCGAAGCACGCGAAGGCGAAGAGACCGAAGCGCCGGCGGAGGTGCCGGCAGAGATCGCGAAGATCGTGGACAGCCTGACGGACAACCTGGACGAGCTGGAACAGCTGGTCGAGGATATCGAAGGACGGAAGGCAGCGATCAGCGCGAAGACAGAGAAGCGGGCGAAGCTGATCCAGCGGCTCGCAAACAACAATGGCCAGAGCGTCATCCGGACGTTCGGCGAACCTGATAAGGAGGAAAAGAGAATGTTTACTGTCGACAGCATCGAATATCGCAATGCTTTTTTAAAGAACCTGCAGGGCAAAGACCTGACCGCGGAAGAGCGTGCCGCCGTGACGGCTACCGCCGCGATCCCGACCGAGACCGCGAACAAGATCTGGGGCAAGATGGAGCTGTACCCGATCCTGGACGCCATCGATGTGATGCACATCCCCGGCAACGTGATCCTGCCCGTGGAAGGCACGATTAACGCCGCGGCCGTGGTTGCCATGGGCAACGCCGCGACCGACAGCGCCGACACGCTGGCCCCCGTTTCCCTGGGCGCCTACAAGCTGATCAAGACCGTGGAGATCACGGCCGATGTGGCCGCCATGGCGATCCCCGCTTTCGAGGATTGGCTGGTTGACCGGCTGGCCAACAAGCTCTTCCGCCTGGTGGCTTCCAAGGTTGCAGCGGGCGCTGGCAGCACCGAGCCCACCGGCCTGACCAGCATCACCGCTACCGGCACCTACACCAAAGCCGCGATCAC